CAAACATAGTTCTATATGAGACTCCACCTTCTGCCCATGCAATGGCATCAAGCATTGCTCTCTGTTCTTTGGTTCCATATGATGCTCTAGTTTGATTTCCACCTCCACCAGTACCAGTACCACCCTGAGTCGATGTAGGAGTACCAGCACCACCCTGAGTCGATGTAGGATATTGAGGTTGTGTAGTATCCTCTCGCATTTCACCTAGATCTGGCGCTTGCTCACCAGTTTCCAATGATTGTGTAAGAGGAGTTGTGAATAATTTAAAAGTATCTGTAATATTAGTTCCAAGATCTTCAATTGAAAGTTGAAGTCCTTCAAATGATTTTGCAACACTACCTTCGCTGAATTCATCAAAGTCCAATCTCAAAATAGAATTCAATGAATTACTAAGAACCGATGTAAATGACTGAGAAATACTAATCAAATTTGAAAGCATATTTGGTAAATAACTTCCGAGTCTTCTGGCACGATCTATAAATTCAGTCCCCATAAAAATCCAGTTTGGAAGATTATCCATAATCCATCCTGCAGTTATAAATCCAAGAAATCCCAATAATCGACCAAATGGATTTAGTTCACTTTTAGATGCAAACGAAAGTCCACTCCTAGTATCTGTTGATACTTTTGATGATTCTAACTGATCTTCTAATTCCTGTCTTCTTGATGCCTCATCTCTTCTGGATCTAATAATTGAAGATCTATCAATAAGTTCTTTTTTAATTCTCGTATTTGACTGTATGTTTCTAGATAAACGCTCAACAGTAGAATTTGCGGTAGAAATAGTTTTTTGAGAAGATGATAATGAATTTGATATTCCAGTTAAATTTAAATTTGATAATCTAAGTGAATCGGAAAGAATTGCCATCTTATGTTACCACATTATAACTTAATTGTGAATAAAGAACATAGAAATTATCTGGATTTGATGAACTAATTAATGGCACATCAGTCAGTGATCCATTTGGTGTCGGTGAAGTTTGTTGTTGATTATTTCCGGTTCTAATCATTGTCAGTGTTGGTTTGGGTTCTGGTAATGCACTGACACTTGTTGGTGGTTTTGGTGGGGCAGTCATTTCTGCTGACCTAATATCGGCAGACTCTACCTTTGGTGGTGGTACTGTCTCAGATTCTGATAATTTCATCTCAGACCAATCATATCCTTTAGACTGTGCCCAGTCTTTTGCTTGATGTTTTTGTTCTGGAGACATTTTATTCCAGGTGCTTTCGATTTCCCCTCTTGCCATAGGGGTATTTCTATATTTCCATGCCATTTCAAATTTATTCACCATATCAGCAGAAGGTGTGGCAATGGCAGGAGTTGGTGGAGAAGAAGGTTGTGCTGTAGAAGAAGGTTGTGTTGATGGTTTTTCTGGAGCAGGAGGAGGTGTAGTTGAAGATGCTGGTTTAGTCGATGCTGCTGGAGGATTATTTTTATTTCTTTTTGCCTCCTCTAATTCTTTCCTTTTTTTCTCTAGTAATTTTGGATCTGCCCCAGTCAAATTTGATCCAAGAAGTTCTGCAATTTGATCTAAAGTATATATTGTGCCAGATGCCATTCTGGCAAGTTTAAATACTCCTCCTCCAGGAACAAAACTTAAAGCCGCGAGTATTGCATCAATTTTTTCTCCATTCGCCCAATTCATCCATCCAGTTAAACCAGTAATCACACCATTTATTATATTCCCTAATCCAATTTTACCACCACCAGGAGGTCGAGTTCCTCCACCTCCACCTCCGGCAGGAGGTGTTCTATTACCACCTCTAAAAGGCAAAGTAATCAATGATGCGGCGGCAGCAAGTGGTTTTGCTATCAATAATCGTGTAAGTCCAAATGCAATTCTTGAAATTGTTCTTGTGATTAAACCAAATCCTGCCTTGATGGCAATAAATCCACCAACAACAAGTCCAACATTTTTTAGAATGTTATATTTAATATCATTGAATTTTTGAGTATTATCTTCTTCACTTGCCTTAAGTGCCTGAATGGTTTGATCTGTTAACCATCCACCAAAAAGAATACTAAGTGCAGCACCTACTCTTCCAAAAAGATCTTGTACTTTTGGAACTAATTTTTGAACTGGTTCTGTGACGGCATTTTGTATTTTTTGTTCTAGGGCATTCTCTTTTCCAATTCTTACTTGACGCTCAGTAAGTTTTCTTTCATATTCCTGATCATTTTTAATTTTGTTTTGATCGGTTGTCTGATCTTGATAAAACGATAACGATATTTTAGATATATTTTCACCTAATCTGCTGATATCATCTCGAAGTGATTGAATACTCGAATTGATTGAGGTGTATATTGTTTGTTGCTTCTGAACTAAATCCGCATTCTTTGCGTCTTCTTCATCCTTTTGTCTTTTAAATGCATCGGAATTAATCACCGATGTTCTTAAAAGAGTATTTCTTACAGTAGATCCCGTTTGAGGGTCAACTCCGGATGTTCCTAGTTGCTGGGAATCTACATCAGCCATTTTGGTTCTTTAGGTTTTCTTCTTCGATGTACTGCTTGAGCAATGAAATATAAACTTCTCTTTCCCAGGGAATCATATCTCCCAGTTCAGTCAATGAGTATTTATGATGTTGAAGTAACGAAAAGTTTGTTTTATAATAAGATTCTAATGTCTCATGAGACATGCTCAACCGAAAAAACTAGGTAACCCTTCAATAACAACCTTACTCACAACTTCTGTATTTGGATTTTTAATTTCAAGAATATGAGAAAGTTTTGGAATAGTTTCAAAGAACTTTTCAATTTGTTTGAATTGTAATGGAGTTAATTTTTCTACAAATTCCATAAGTTCTTTCTTTGTGCAATCAGATGCAGACCAAGATTCATCACTATTATAAACTTGTTCAATACAAGACACAATTAAATCAAATGTATCATCAACACTCACATTAGGTTTATTTTCATCATTAAACTGAGTTGCAAAGTTAGTTCGAATGAATTCATCCAATGAAGGATATTTCATACGAAGAACAAGATCATCTCCAAGTTTAATATCTCTAGAATGGTCTTCATCAATTTGAATTTGAATATCATCCAAATTAATACTTACAGGAACCTGAGTTTTACCATCATCTGGACAGGTAATTAGAATATCGACATTTTCTCCAACAGATTTTCCACGAATATTCAAAAACAAATATTCAATATCAAATGTAGATAACTGATCAACCTTAATTCCTTTGGTTAAAATACAGTTTGAAATTGTGGTTTTAACGGCATCTGAAATTTGTTTAATATCCTCGCTTTCCATTGCAAGAATCAGAATCTTTTCTTCCTTCACTAAAAATGGTCTATATTTAATTTCTTTTTGAATTGAAGGAATTTTCAGAGTATATTGTGGAGTTGGAACACTAGGTAATGGCATAGAAATTATAAAGTATCATATGGTTATTTATTGCCCTTATTAACACCATATAAGTTCTCATATAGAGTCTTATCTGATGGATATAATTCAACACCATTTGATGGAATTGATCCGGGTGATCTTGGTACTAGTCTTGGACGAGATTGAGGTTGAGATTGAGGTGCAGGAGTGTCTTGCTTTTGATTTGGTTCTTTATTATTATCCTGATTTTGAATAATATCAAGACTTAATGATTTTCCAATCACATAACGATCAATTTTAAATGATACGGACATCTTCATAACATCAGATTGTCCATATGCAACAGGAATTGATGCAATATTATAAGGATATAATCCAATGAATGTATATTCAATTTCCTTTTTATAATCTCTATCAAATTTTATAATTCTTGTCTTGTTTGATTTGTAATATTCTGGATATTGAAGACGAATAATATAACCAGTATCGACATTTTGAGAAATTGGACTCAATTTACTTTGAATCGGATTACTGGATCCACTTGCAATAAATTCCATCCAGTGCTCAAGAAATGTTAGTGTCTTATAATTACTATCTACATAAAATTCAAGACTTATATCTTGATAATTTCTTGCATTCGCAAATGTCTCGGTAATTCCCGTATAGTTCTGAACATTTACTGTTGAAAGTTGAGTGGTTGGAAGAAGAGCATTATAACATAAAAGACCGGCATCCTCGGAGGTAAAACGAGAAGAAATACCTCTTTCATTTAAATATGATGTAAGTTCATTTGGAAGACCACCAAACTTCACTTCATAATGTGAAGTCTGTGCAAGATTTCTGAATAGTGGTGCAATATCCGATATTCTGCGGGGCTTTACCACTCCTAAATACCTATTATGAGTTTTATTGTATTACTATTTAGATGTCATATAAAGGAAAATACAAACTC